TAGCGTTTGTGCATACTGATACACGAGAGCACACATAATCAAGCAATTACCCAACGCCGTATTACTGTCACCGGACATACGGCATCCTTCAACGTTGTAATCAACCCGCCCACCGTTGCACCTTGCGGTGCCGATGTTATTAATTTGCCATGAGAGTAGTTTCGCAAAATGTTCATCACCAGGATAAAACATCTTGTAAATGCTATGCTCCCACTCAAGAGCGGATTTGGACACATGCTGATCGAACCTCTTGGCATCCAGGCCCACAGCAACTGGTGATTTGTACTCACACCAATGCTGCCTCATTACACCACCTCGTTGCTCGGCATTTAAGCCCTTGAACACCGTGGTGGCACCATACACATTGTTTATGGCTTTAAAAATTTTCTTCTCTATAGGCTTAATGTACCTACCGATGGCTACTATATATCTCACATCACGTGGCTGAATGATGCGAGGTGCGGGATTGGGTTTCTTTGTGAAGTTATACTTTTCCGCTTTGATGAATGCTTTAATATGTGCATCCTTCCTGTTAACCCCACGCAATTCCAAGCTTTTAGCGGCAAGTAGATAGTTGACCCTTCTACGACCCACAAATGTCAGCGAAAATTGAATCTCACTCATTGGGGTGGTATATTGAGCCAACTCTCTAATCTTACTGCTAAAAGAGAAATTGCTGTGGTAATTACTGTCAACGGCGGCATGGGGGCGTACAAAGCCCCCACCATAATCAACAAAGAAAACCCTCTCCTTAATTGCGCGTTCTATAGCAGGGAGAGAATTGTTGTAGACACCGTAATCATTGTCATGGGCCATCCCCCAAAAACAAAACATTTTGCGTGTCTTCTCTGGCTTCCCTAAGGTGGTTGTTACCTTCAAGCAGGTGTTGTCAGGGATGCAAGTTTCCTTGCATACAACACCAGGTAACGGCCTCAGGGTGGCCTAACCCATTCGCAAGGGAGGAAGCTGACGCTTCTCCCCGAACCAATTCAGCAACCATGGCCTGTCACGAGAGTGATAGCCATACTGGTGTCGCTGAATGCGGTCCACAAATTCAGGTGCTTGTTCCATCTGCT